ACCTTCAAGAGCAGTTCGCGCTCCAGTTTGTCCCTGATAGCCTCAAACGCCTTGCGCAAGGTCTGCTTGTCGGATGCGTAGAACACGATGTCATCGGCGTACTCGTCGCAGTCTATGCGCAGCACCTCGTTACACCAGTGCATGAAGTAGGCGAGGTACAGGTTGGCAAGGTACTGACTGAGGTAGTTGCCGATGGGGAGGCCAGGTGCGCTGTCTATAATCTCGTCCAGCAGCCAAAGAAGGTCTGCGTCCTTGATTTTCCTGCGCACTATCTCCTTCATCTTGCCGTGGTCGATGCTTGGGTAGTACTTGCGGATGTCGATTTTGAGACAGTAGAGGGGCTTTCCCTCGTACTTCTTCAATATCTTCTCCACATGACGCGCACAGCCCTCAATGCCTCGGTTCTTGATGCAACTGAAAGTGTTGTGCGTGAAAGTGCGTACCCAAATCGGCTCCAGCACGTTCATAATGGCATGATGCACGATACGGTCAGGATAGTACGGTAGGCGATAGATGATGCGTTCCTTCGGCTCGTAGATTTTGAACACGTCATATTCCGAGGTGCGGAACGTCTTTGTCAGCAGAGCCTCGTGCAAGGCAAGAAGGTTGGCCTCCCTGTTGAGGTCATGCACCTTCACGCCGTGCGAGTTGAGTTTCCCCCGTCTCGCCTTTTCATCAGCAAGACGGAGGTTCTCAATCGAGATTATCTGTCCGTATAAATTGCCTATACGTTTCATTGTTTGCTCTGCTTTCCGTTCGGGGTCTTCGATAGCCGATACAAAGGGCGTTTCTACCAACTCCTACTTTGGGGTTGCATATATTTTTTACCAAGAGGTAAGGCCGTCACACGCGATCTGTAGTTATTGTTTTGTTGAAAGCATTTGCGAGACCCGATGTTCGTATTCGTGTTCGAGGGGGTGTTATTCGAGTTCGCATACGCGAAGCCCGCTTTCGACTCGTTATTCGCATTACCGCTGAAATGAACACCGCGCTCCATGTGACCAACCTGTTTGTTATCTATCACTCAAAATAGTACCTGTTCCCCTCGGAGCGCATCGTAACCTTACGAGGGAAAGCGTTGCGCTCCTTTATCTGTTGAAGGATATAGAGGATGTCCTGCGACCCCGTGAAGAACTTCTTGGCCTCACTTTCGGGGCTGTCCTTCGACGGGCGTATCTGTACAAGCGTCTGTCCTTTTGTTCCCTTGATTTTGGAGAAACGTGTCGGCACGTCTTCGAGGTAGTCAAACACCCAAAATTCGGTATTGACTATCTTCTCCTGCTTCACGGTGTCACCCTTCATCGAGCGGCTATGCTCGTCACGGGGTATCTTCAAGAAGGCCAGCGAGCCATCATCAACAAGCGGTTTGTTTTCTTCCATACGCTCAAACGGTTTAGGGGTTAGACGTGGACGCGCTACGCGCTACGCGGTTGCGGGGATAAAGCAGAGGCGAGACCCGAGGCGCGTATCCGAGTACGAGGGGGAGGAAGACGAGGTCGCAGACGCGAAGCCCGCTCGCGACTCGTGATACGCATTACCGCCGAAAAGAACACCGCGCAACTCAGTGGAGGTGTTGCTTACGTTGGTGTAGTTCTGGTCGCAGAAATAGGTGCTTGCGCTGCCGCCTGTTTCTTCCGCAATAATCTCGCCACCTTCACCGAAGATGACCTTCTTGATGTACGCTCCGCTTTCGCGAGCCTGATTGCCGACGTGCTTGTAGTTCTCGATAGACGTGCTGCTGAACTTCGACGGGTCGGAGCAGACGAATACCTTTGAGACGTTCTCGCCACTGGTAGGATGTACCTGTACGAGAATACCGTCCGTCCACTGGTTGATGTGGCCGAATGGGTTCTCAACACCACGATAGCGAGGAACAAACACGTCCTCGGTGATGTTATCCACCGTGTCAACGTCGATAAACTCGACCTGACCTGTTCCGTTACCGAGGCTGTCGGTGTGACCGCAGGGAACGAAAGGATAACTGCCGTCGAAGGTTGCCCAGTCTGTTGCGTTGGTAACGCCAGCACCAAGACCGCCCTGACGGAAGCCGTTGGCATCAAGTTCGCCATTGTAGGCTTTCTGCGTGTTCAGGGTTGCGTACTCAACCACGAACAGCCAGTAGAGGGTCTTCTGAACGTCGTAGGTCATGCAGTTCCACTCTGAGGAGTTTGCCTTGCGAGCGCGAGCGAGGGAGCGGAACTCCGTAAGGCTCTTCATCGTGGCAGGACGGCCAAGTTCTGTCTTGTACGTGCCATCCCAATCAGACTGGTTGTTACCACCGCGATACTGCGCCGTGAGGTTCACGACGGAGGCCAACTTGTTGTTGGTGCGGTCGATGGTTGCCTCATAGGCAGAGACGTACATCTTCGGCACGAGGTGGTAGCCAGGCAGAGGAACTTCGGAGAGCCACACCTGACGCTTCACGCCGTCGGTGACGAACTTACGGTAGTGAGCAGGTATCTCTACCATTACCTGACCCTTGGAGCCGTCGCGTACCTGATTCTGCCAACCCTGCGGCTGGAGGTATTCGACGATCGCGCCGTTATCATCAAGCAACACGCCCTTCATGCGGCTCTGCACGGGCAGGGACTTGTGAAGGTCGGTGCTACCGATACGGGTGCAGTCAGGCGAAGATACCGAAGTGCTGAACTCGATACCGTAGGCACACTGTTGTTCTACATACGGGAGCATAGAGGCAAGGACGGCCTTCTTGCTCTCGCCATTCTCACTGACTTCAACAAGGAAGTCGAACGGGTTAGACCCCGTTGCATCGGGAAGGTCTGTCAGACGCTTTCCGTTCTGAAACGCCTCGATAATCTGTTCGAGGATTGCTTCTTGGGCTTGTGTAAGCATGCTTTTTTTGATTTATATGAGTTTAACAATATTGTTACCGTTCCTCACGAGGAACATTAACTTATTCGTCTCGTTGATGCGAAGTTGCTCGTGCCGCTCAGGTGGCAGTGGGTCGGGCAGTCCTCCCGTGAATTTGAGGTACGGACGGCCTCCGACATACGTAAACATGGCCGCAGTCTTCGTGACCATGCGAACAACCTTTGGCGTGTAGGGCTGTTTCTTCTTCCGCAGCCCGATTACACCTGTTTGTCTGAGGTAGAAATGCATATCCGTTACTGCTTTTGAGGTTTAACCGAGCCGCATATTGCCGTCCGAAAGCAGACGTACTTCTGTGGCGACATACATACGTATTGCCTTTGCATCGTTCCAAGGCTTGATGCTCTTACCCTCGGCAGGTTTAAGTACCCGTGCCACGTAGTGCAGCATCTTACCTTCGGCAGTAGAGTACCGTTCCTCCACGCGCAGGGAGCAGCGGTCAATCTGAATGCCCTCGCAGTTCTCGCCTTGCGGAGAGACGCGGAAGGCATGCTCGCCTACTATGTTACCGTCCTCGTCGGAGAACGGGCGCAGACGGCCTTTCTTCACAAAGATGTCGAACTCCAGTTGGTAGGTGTTCTTGGCGAGCCTTGCGGCGACCGTTTCCCCACCTTCCTTGTTGGCTGTAGTCTCGGCACCAGCAGCGGTGTTGAGTTTCGTGGTGTCCTCCTTGGGGGTATCAACTCCACCCCAAGCGGCAGTCGGCACACCGTCAACCGACGTAGCGTGCGTGATAAAGCACTTGCCCCATGATAGTATTGCCATAGTTTCTTGAAATTATGAATTATTGATGTTACGGTTTCGTTACACAGAGAGTGAGGGTAAACTTCATCCATGGACTACCCGTAGGCAAGAACTCCGAAACGCTGCTGCTCTTGTAGTAGCAGTCGTAGGTCTTTCCGAGTGCGGCCACGGCCAGTTTCCTTACGTTGGGCTGGATGAGGTCGTAGAGCATGGTGTCGTGGTTTCGCCAAAACTCCGTCAGGCTGCTTGCCGTCATGAGGCAGGAGAGTTTCACGTCCTTGCTCTGCACGGAGATAGGCACACCATCATAGATTACACCCGTCTTGGTGCCAATGTTACGGAGTAGGTTCTGCTTCACGGCAGGGGCTTTCTCCACCTCTGCCTGTGAGCCTGAGAGGACGCGCACACCGTACACGGTCAGGTTGCGGTTGTCTATCTTCCATGCCGTAGATGCGGCAATAGGAGAGGTTGGTGTCTGCCTTGTGTGCGTTGTCCTGTTCATCGGAAAATCGTCTGCAAACTTCAACGTGAAGGAGCCGAGATCAGAAGCCTTTGTCAGGTTCGGGTGCTGTACAAGGCGAAGCCTGAACGTGCGGCCAATGGCAGCGCAGTTGAATGTGTGGTATGGGTCACTCAATAGCATTGCCAGGAAGGAACGGTAACTACCTACGGACGCGAACTTCATCTGCACCTCACGGGTGTTAAGCACGGGATTGGAAAGGTCAGGCTCTATGCCGTCCTCCTCGTGCCAGTCGTTATAGTCAATAGACTTTAGCGGTGGGAATGCCGCAAGGTCATTCCAGCCGCCACCGACTACATACACGCCGTACTCGTCGTACACGTCCACGTCATCTATAAGCAGTTCTCCAGTATTCATAGGATGATAGCGTTATTAAACAGGTTCTTGATGACGTTGCAGCCAGCACCCGTCGCAACATGAACAACAGACCACTTGGAAGCATTGACCGTACCTTTGGCACCGTGCATGAACACCACCTCGTGACGTTCGCAAGTGTCGCAGTTCACCGTTGCGGAGGTCTTGCCTATCAGCACGGCCTTTTCGGGGTTCTTCAATGTGATAACTCCAGCGTCGATATATATGCCGTATTTCTCCACCCCGTACTGCTTGAACAGACGCAGGGTAGCGATATTGGGGAAGTGGTTCTTGATGCAGAACTCCAACCCCTGCGGCGACGTGAACAGGCTGATGATGTCCTCCAGCGTCTGCTCCTTCCCCGTGAAACGGGGGCAGGCTCCGAGCAACTTGGCCTGTGCGTAGATTTGTCTGATTATCTTTTCCATATCACTATTTGATTTTGATGCCTCTCAATGCAATGTCGCTCACGGTGTCCTTCAACTCCTTCAAGTCACCTTCCATCTTCTCCATGCGGCCACTCACCCCTTCGGTGTTACCCTCGATTTTTAGGACGGACTGGAGTATCAGGTTGGTTGTCTGCAAGAGCAGTTTCGTATTCTCCGCGATGGAGTAGGTGTGGCTCTGAATGGTCGTTGCGCGTCCGTTCAGTTCATCCACGCTCTCCTGCGAAGCGGTGGCGATACCTTTCTCCTGTGCCTCGCGCGTCACGTCGGCTGTGACCGTGAACATTTCCTTCACGCTGTCAGGCAGGTTGTCCCAAATGGCAGAGAACTCCGTGCCGACATTCTTCAAGTCTGTGGCGAAGCCGCTCATGGAGTTTATGACGGAATCAAGGCCGTTAAACTGGCCGTTGGTAAACCACTGCTTCTTATACTTGTCGAACACGTCACCAAGCCGTTCTTCAAGGAACTTCTGAACGAGCATCCGCTTCATGATGTCACCGACGATCTCGTTTACTTTCTTACCCCAAGCCTCGGCAGCGTCCTCGCCAGCCTCGAAAGCCTCAAAGAAAGCGTCTGCCAGTTGCTCGGCTATCTCGTTGGAAGTGCCACCGATGATGTCCTCCACCATTTCATTGATGATGGCGATAGCCTCCTTACCGAGTTCCTCAATCTTGCGCTTCCATTCGTCTATTTGGTCGTGGTCGGTATGCTTCTTATCCTCCTCCTCGTTTATCTGCTGCTGAATGAGGAGTTGCTGCTGGGCGATATTCTCCAAGTCCTGACGGCTACGGGCGTAACGCTCCTCACCGAGAGCCTTGTCTGCCGAATACGCTATTTCAGCATAAGCGTCGGCAATCTTCTTGGCCGACTTCAAGAGTAGTTCCTGATTGTTCGATACGGTAGAGAAGAACAGCATCCATGCGCCAGTATTGTCACCCACAGCCAGTTTGGTTCTGATGAGTTCAAGGTACGTCTCTTTGAGTGCCTGATTAACGCGGTCGATGGCCTTTCCCGTGTTCTCCTGCAAGCGCACGATGTCCTGATTGTCGAGTTCCCACTGCAACTGGTCGATACGGTTCTGCAGGTGTTCTATCTCCTCCTGCTTCTCATCGTCATTGTTGAACAAATTGGCTATCTGTGTAGCGATGGAGAGTGCAGCGGAAATAACGGTCAGAATGACGGACGCTTTCTCCACTACCTGCATGGCGGCAGCGGCAGCGGTTGCCGTTCCAGTCATAGCGGTGGAGGAGGTGTTCACGAGTTGCACAATGCCGTTTATCATGGAGAGCGTCGAGGTCATCACGCCGCCAACGGTCTTGATAATCTCACCAGCCACGCCTCCTACGGTGTCGCCTATTTCCTCAAACTCCTTGCCGCACTCCTGTAGGGTCTTGTACAAGTCCTCCCACTCCTTGATAGTGCGCTTGCCTGGGTTCAGGTTGTCCTTCTCCTTCTTCTTCTGTACCTCAGTCTTTGCCTTCTGCACCTTCGCGCGAGCCTGTGACAGGGCAGCGTCCGTAGCGTTACCCTGCTTTTCGAGGTCTGCAAGAGCCTTTTCAGCCTGTGCCAGCACGGCCTCCAACTGACGGAGGGAGAGGTTGCCTATCTCCTCGCACCAAGCCTGATACGAGGCCTCGCGCTGTGCAAACTGCTCGTCAATGGCGTTAAGAGCCTCCTGCTGCTGACGGTTCAGTTCTTCGAGGTTGCCCTGAGTAACGCCCTGACGCATTATCTTGTTGCCGCCAGCGTCCAGTTTGTAGTTGCCCTTATCGTCGGTCTCGTACAAGTCCTTACGCTTGCGGTCGTACTCCTCCATAACCTTCGTGCGCTGCTGCTCGTAAGTGAGAACGTCGGCCAGCATCTTGTCGAGCGCATCCTTGTTAGCCTTTGTCAGGTAGTCGTTAGCAATCTGCGTATAGGAGTCCAGTATATCGCGCTGCTCCTGTTCGAGGTCGCTGTAATCGACATTCAGGGTAGCACGGTATTCAATCTCCTGCAACTTCGTGGCCTTGGGGTTCTGCTGCTTCCATTCGAGCATACGCTGGTTAGTCAGAGCCTCCAACATGGACTGCTGGCGTTTCTCGTTCTCCAGCACAAGACGGTCATAGTTGAGTTCTATCTGCTTGCGCTCTTTCTCGAAGCCGTCATCCATAGCCTCAATCTGCGCCTGTCGGATAGCCAGTTCGCTCTCGCGCACCTGCAATGCGACCTTGTTTCCGTAGAGCGCGATCTGCTGACTGCGCTGTGCGGCCTCCTCTGCGAGCCGCTGGTCTTCATCCTTCTTGCCGTTGTCTGGCTTCGGGTCTTTGGTGTTGCGGCTCCTGTTCATGGACTCCAGCGTCTTCTGCTCACTTTTCAGAAGCGTACCGATACGCTCACGGTCGGCTGCGCTGTTGGCGGCATTATAAGCCTCCTGCAAAGCAGAGACAGAGGCCGTAACCTCGTCAACACTGCGAGCCTCCTTCTTCAAGGTAGAGGTGACGGTGGTGTTCTGTGCTATCCACTGCTCCGTGTCCCTGTTGAGTTGTTCAACGAAAGCGTCCCAGTCGGCACGTTCGGGAATGTCAGTACCATGCGTCTGCTTGTACATCCACTTGAACGAATCAATCTGTGCGCCCCTGTAGGCTTGCACCTGTTCCTCGGAAGGACGGTTGGTAGTGGTAACGGTGCGCCCGTTCCTACGCTCATTGACGTAGTTCAGGAGGTCATCAATGCTCTGCCCTGCGCGGTTCTTGAACGCACTGAGGTAGTTCTGCAGTTGGTTGTTCACCTGCTCTGTTGCCTCTCCGAGCGAGCCAGCGGCAGCGACACCGATACCTTGGAAACCAGCCTCTGCCTCCTCTGCGAACTTCTTCTGCATACCTAGGAAATAACGGTAGTTCTCCTCCAGTATGCGGAAGTCGCGATTGTCTGTCTCACCCTTCGCCTTGGCTTCGAGTATCTGCTTATATGTATCAACGGCCATAGCGGCAGCGGCAGCGGCCTTGGCACGGGCATTGAGGGCAGCGATGATAGCGTTTGACTGCGAGCCAAACACCTTCTCCGCGTCCTTCGCGTCGTTTATCCTGATACCGAGGGTCTTCATTTCGTCGGCATGGTCACGGATGAACTTATTGAGACGGTTCACGTCGCCCTTGACGCGCTCCCATTCGTTGCGGAGCATTTCATACTTGACGATAGGCTCCGACGCGGCTTCACTGGCTTTCTCCTTGAACTCGTTGGCAGTCTTGCTGGCCTCCTTCTCAACCTCTATCAGTTTCGACACAATGGCGATGATGGCCGATATACCTGCGACAATCCAGCCGAAAACGGGAATGGACTTGATGGCAAGCCCTACGGCACGGAAAGCACCAGCAAGAGTAAGGTTAGCGGCAGTACCAGCGACGGCAGAGGCCGTCTGTACTCCCTGCGCTGCTGCATTGGCACCCGTAGCACCTGTATTCTCTACCTGCGCTGCGGTGTTGGCTTTCTTGGCGGCTGTGTTAGCGGTCTCGGCTGCGGCCTCAGTACCTTCTGCGGCTGCTTGTGCTGCTGTTGCCGCTGTCTCTGCCGTCTGTACGGTGGTGGCCTCCTTCGTGAGTTTGTTCCAAAACTCTTTCAGGCTGTTTATGGTGACGAGACGGAAAGCACTGTCTTTGTTGAGCGCATTAGCGGCCTGTTGCAAGCCCATCGTGATAGCCATGAGCGACTGCACTTTCAGCATGACGCGCTGCAAGTCCTCGTTCTTTCCGGCAAACAGCGACACGGCTCCCTGTGCAGCGGTGAAAGCACCCGTCAAGCCCTGAACGCCTGACATGACACCTGCAATCTGTCCTTCGTCATTGGCGAAGATACTGCCCTGACGCTGTATGTCACCCCTGATGTCGCGGAGTTCTCCAAGCCGCTGTGCCATTGCCTGGTACTCGGCTGTTTGGTCTGTGCCGTTCTGCATACGGTAGTCGGCCATGGCCTTCTCCAGTTCGCGGATCTCCTGTTTCAGGGTGTTGTGCTTCCTTGCGGACTCCTCTGCTTCTTCGGCCTCCTTGCGCATAGCGGCCTCCAAGGTCTGCAACTCGTCAGCCGTGCTTGCGGCCTCACGGTTGATAGCCTTGCGGAGGGATATGTTCTCACGGACAGCGTCGGCCTCCTTTTTCAGGCGACGGTATTCATCATCATTGCCGCCCTTGTAGGCAGCGGCCATTTCCTTCGAGAGACGGGCATACTCAACGTCCAGTTCCTTGATAGCGGCCTTATTGGTATCAACAACACGGTCAATCTCGGCAAAGGCAGCGTCTATGGAGTCGAGAGCAGTAGAGGCGTTAGTGATAACGTCAATATTCACCGTAGGCACGTCCGAGAGCAGTTTCTTGATGTTATGGCTCTGCTCCTCGGCCTTGCTACCGATGTCAGACAGGATATTCGTTGCCTCCTGTGCGTCCTGCTGCAGCTGTGAGTTATCCAGCCCAGCACCGAAATAGAGATTTCCTTCTTCCGAGTTCATATTTTAGTCCAAACTATCTATAATGTCCTTGACTCTCTTGTTATTCTTCGGGTCGTCTGCCTTGATTACCTCCTGTTGCTTGCCCTTCTTCTCGTTGTCGCTGTTGTAACTTGGTAGGACTGCGCTGTACATTATCACGTTCACCCACGACATTTCATAGAGCACGTAGTCGATTGGGAGGTTGTAAGACTTGACCGTTCCTGCTACTATTGCCCAAATACTATCATTTAGTTCTCTTCCTCCACCACTTTCGTCGGATGCAGCAGATTTATCCCTGTCAGGAAAGTGGTAAGCCCGAAAAAATCCCCCAGTTGGAAGTCCTTAATGATGTTGGCACAAAGCAGGTGCAGGGAGCGAGGGGAATAGGTCTGCAAGAGGTGTTCCGAGAGTTCGGCCTTACGGTCGATGGTTTCCTCACGCTCGACAATCTCCGTGCGCATCCGCTTGATTTTCATGGGACGCTTGAACAGCCCCCACACATACGACTTATACACAATCTCCTCCACCTCGCGCTCCTTCTCCTCGCGAACGGTACGCTTCTCCGTGAGGTTCTTTGCGCCAAGGATTAGGATGGCGGCAATATCACCCAGCGGCTTGCACTGCCTGGCAATTGCAAGGCTCTCGCCTACAATATTCTGCTCGTCGAGTATCTCGCTGGGCAATAACGAGATGGCCTCCGAAGCGAGTATCAGGGTTGCTACGCTTGGAGGTGCAACGGTCAGCGTCTCGGTGCCGATCGTGAAGGTCTTTGGTGCTTGAAGGATGGCGTCTCCCACCTTCTGCTCAATAGTTCTGTTATCTTCCATGTGAAAAACGTCTTTTGTACTTGGTTGCGGTGGCAAGACTCGAACTTGCGACCTGTAGGTTATGAGCCTACCGAGCTACCTTCTGCTCTACACCGCGATATAAAAATGGCGACGGAATTATGTACCCCCGTCGCCACGGGTTCGGAGAGGTTAGGCCTGAGCCGTGTAGGGCTTGACGGTCTTTCCCGTTGCGGGACGGAGGCAGCGCACGACGTGGTGCAGGAGTTTACCTTCTGCGGTCGAATAGGTCTCCTCGACGCGAACGATAGAACGGTCAATCTGAATACCCTCGCAGGAGTTGTCCTCGGGAACAACGCGAAAAGCATGCTCACCAGCAACAACGCCGTCATCGTCGGTGAAAGGACGTGTGCCGCCCTTCTTGACGAACAGGTCGAACTCCAACTGATAGGTATTCTTCGCAAAGCGAGCGTCAACGATGCCGCCGCCTTCCTCGGTTGCAGTGGTCTCGGTACCAGCGGTTGGGGTCAGCTTCGTGGTGTCCTCCTTCGGAGTGTCGATAGCCGTCCAGTTGTTGGTAGGAGCACCGTTGGTCGATGGTGCGGTAGTGATGGTACACTTACCCCAAGATAGAATTGCCATGATTTTTACGGATTTTGTTGATTATTGATAACTGAATTACTCTGATTACTCTGCTCGCCGCCGTAGTACTCGTAAGCGAGTTTGACCACGACGAAATGCTGCTTTATGTTCGGCTCCTCCTCGGTGTAGATAGTCTGCTGCAAGTGGAACTTGTAATTGTATGTTCCGGCATTCAGGCTCTCAACCCATTGCGCTGCCGCAATCTCCAACGCTTCCGTGCGCTCGCCGTCCTCGACCAGCACACCGTTGTCGTAGGGGTCAATGTCAGGTACAAAGATGTCAACCGTCACCACGCCTTTCTCAATCTGCGTAGGAATACCCGTAGTGAATATCACCTCCGCGTCTTCGAGTTTGCTGTCACGGGGTCTCATACCAGCCCTATAGACATCACCTGAAATCATCGTATAAAGGGTGCTGCTCCGTAGGAACGAGTAGATGTCACCTTGTACCTGTTTGCCTGTCTTTGCCATGAGTTTACGTAATTACATTCCGAGTTGCTTCAACATCTGAGGAACGAGTTGCTGTGCTAACAATTCTGCGGTGTCGAGAACATCGAAGCCGCGAGCGGCCACGTACTTGGCGTAGTTCTTTCCTGCCACGACAAGCAGCACAATCCCATTGGGGTACTGCTGTGCCAGCCGTTCAGCGAAAGCCTTACCCTCACGCGAGCCGTCCGCACCTTCCTTGACGGTATCAAAGGAACTCGTCTTGACGATCTGACCGTCCACTGCGATGACGTAGCCAATACTGCTTCGGAGGTTGCCAGTCTGGTCTTTGAAATCACGCCCCTTCTGCGAGGTAGTCCTTGCAGCATTCACAACCTTTTCGCCAACGGCAAGCAGGTTGTAGATGATGGCCTGTTGTATGCGCTCCGTGCGTTTAATGACGTAGGATTGTATAGCGGCCTTGGGTGTCTTCTGAACGATTGGCATTTCCGAGTTATTTTTACCGAATTTTGCGCGAGAGCAACTTTCTTCCTTCGGTTGGTAAGTTCCTTGCCTTGCGGATTTCCATTGTTCCTCGCGTCATCTATTTGGGTCAAACCAGTATTCTTATCTCGCAGACGGCTTCGAGCGGTTCCACCGAGAGAATAGAGAACTCTCCTATAGTATTGCCTCCTATGTCCTTCAACCTTATCTGCTCGGCCTCGAAGGGCTGCTCCTCGATAAGCACCGTATATGATGCCTGAGTGTAGTGCTGTCCTGTTGAGACTCCGAGGTTATTGTGGCTGTTGGGTATGAACTGGCAGGGAATAGGCGTACTCCATGAGGAGGAGGTAGGCTTGACAGCATGACCCGTAGTAGCGTCAATGCCGCCTCCAGTCTTGACCTTGGTCTCGATGGTTCCGTTCTGAATAATCATAGCCGTTTTCCTTTGTAGCCGTAAATGGTCTTGGGCGCATTCTCCTCCTCCAACTCCTCATAGATCTGCTGCGCGAGGTTGCGCAGGTCGGTACGCTGCTCGTCGGTGAACGAGTAGGACTGACCGCCCTGAGTGATGTCGGGTGCGTAGGACAGCCACAGAAGGACATCCGCACGGCAAAGGTTGAACTCCCTGCTTTTGAGGATTTCCATTGTTGTAGCCGTCGTGAGCGTAACACCCCGACGCTCCGCAATCTCGGTGAAGGTGCGGAGCGGAACGGGGTAGGAGTTTATGCCTTTGAGGGCTTCGAGAATTGTAGCCATAAATCAGCCTTTGTTTAAGAGTTAGCAGCCTGAGAGACTTCAATGGCGACGGTGTTGTAGCCGTCGGTGATAGTCACGTTGGCTGTACGTGCAGGTGCGCTGGTTGCGCTGTTGGCAGCGACCTTGACGGTCAACACGCCATCCTTGTACTTGAGCGTACACCAGTCGGAATCAGACTCGAAGGCCAGTTCGTCGAGATCACCCTTGTAGGCGATACTCAGGGCATTGCTGGAAGCGGTCTTGGCAACACTCAGTGTGCCGTCGCTCAGTCCTTCGCCAGTAACAACCAGTGCGCCGTCGGTACACTCGTCAGCGGTCAGCATGTAGATACCGTCTGCGCCGTCGATAACGGGCATACAGAGAGCCTGTCCTGCGGTGAACTCCTCCAACGGGTCGGTCTTGGAGTACTTCGACACGAGGATGTGAGAGCCTGACTTCTGATAGGCCACGTTGGAAACGGGGTTGGTTTCCTCGGCCAGCGTACCGTAAACCAGTCGGCCTACAATCTCGGCAGGTACACCGATGACGTTAGCCTCCTCCCAAGGACGTACAGGAGTGGTAGTGCCGTCGGGGTTCTCGACCTTGAACACGCTATCAACGATGTGGAATGTGGCACCGAACTCATCCTCCAAAGCCTCGAGGAAAGCCTTGCGGCTGGGAACAGGAAGCAGGGAGAGGGAGGTGATGACCTGGTTCTCGAAGGTGGCGGTCAGGAGTTTCGACTGCATGCTGTTACGCATGGCGTTGAAGTACTTCTTGGTCAGGTACACATGAGCGATGGTGTTGCTGTCCTCGTTGGCCTTGTCAAACATCTGTCGCAGGTCATCAAGAGGACGGGCTACCTTCTTGCCCCAAGGTGCAACCAGTGCCTTGAACTTATTCTCCGACTTGTAGCCGAAGTCCGCGCGAACGCCCGTACCGTCGTTAGTACTATCATCGTCGCTCGCGTCAGTCACCAGCACGAGACCCGTAGAGAGTGCCTGCTGGAACATGATTTCCTTGCGCACGTCGATAGACTTCACAACCTTCGGGGTGTCATCGAACACCTTACTTGCCACGGTAGCCTCGTCAGCACCACGGGCAATCATCACGTTAATGTCAGTGATCTGCTTCTCGCTCTTGCGGAACTTGACACCAATCTTGGCGATGGTGCCCGAAGCGTTACTGATCTTGCCGCGCTTCTTCAATGGCAGAGAGGAGTCGAGGGACACCACATCGGCGGCCACGATGGAGTGGTTGAGTTCGGTGCTGCCCCAGTTGAGGTCTGCGGAGTACTCCTCCGTGAGCATCGTCTTGTGGAGCAGGACTGGCTCGTTCTTCTTGTCATTGAACTTCTCTGTAATCTTGCCGATTACGAGACGGAAATACTTCTCAACGATTTCCGTGAATAGACTTGTATTCATATTCTTTCAGTTCGTTTAGAGGTTACGTTAGTACAGCCACTGAATATTCTTCAGGGCAGTCTTCATGTCAGAGGTCACGGCATACGGGCACGCAGCCTGATTTACCTGACCCATAGTGAGGATGGCAGCGCGAGGGTCTTTGACCGTAATGCTGCTTTTGAGCACACCGAGGTACGTGTGGTTCGCAGGGAGCGAGCCGTATGCCGTACCTCCACCATTCAGGGGCATTGGCTTTGCCACGCCCTTGTTGCTGGCTATAATGATATGGCCAGACTTGATGACCTTCATAGTGTCAGGCAGACCCGAAACGTCGAGTGTGCGACCACCAGGAATGTCACCGAGGCAGTTCACGATGACGATGCTATCCAGCCCGTCGTTGATTTCGTTCTGCTCGCGGAGAAGATTTGCTTGTGGCATAGTCTTACTTCAATTTTTAGGGTTTGACAATTTTGTTAGATGATGTTGAGTTTGTCCACAACTGCGGTTGCCTCTGCATCGGTAGCCTCCTGCGCATTGCCGGAAACGCTCACGCCTGTAGTCTTGCCCCCGTTAGTGGGTCTGCCGAAAACAGCACCCTTGGCACCCGACTCCTTGACCAGTGCTTCGACCTCGGTAGTGATCTCGCCTTTGAGAGTGGCGAACTCCTCGTCAGTCATGCCATCAACGGTGATACGCTGATAGCCCTTGCGCTGGTTTTCGGGCAGACGGTTGATAATGCCTTCGAGTTCTGCCTTTCGGCTGGCAGTGGTGCGCTCCCCGTCCATCTTGTCGAGACGCTCCGTGAGTTTCTTGTTTTGGTCAAGTAACTGCTGGAGCAGCTGGTTAGTGGTTGGGTCGCCGCCCTGCTGCTGGGTGGTGGTTGTCGTGGTCGTTGGCTCCTGCTTGGTTTCCACCTTGACACCGTCTTTCAGGCCGTACTTCTTCTCATAGTTGAGAATGGCTGTCTTCTGCGTGTCGGTGGCTCGGCTGTCGCCGTAGGCCTCGATAACGTCGATGAAGTCCTTGGTTACCCCCTCTACTGCGGTTGCAACCTCTTCTTCCTTGGTGACAGTCTTCGCCAACATAGTGGCTATCCTGTCGAGAATGTTTGCATTGACCCCCGTGAATTTGGCTTTCAATGCGGCTAAAATTCTTTCTTTCATGAGTTGATATTTTGGGTTACTAATCAGTTTACCGCGCCAAAGGTACAACAATTTTTTCAAAGTGATTACATTACAATCAGAAAAATGTGATAAAACACCCGATTTTTATTGATTTTTGACGTTTTGCGACCTTTGGCGAGCGATTTTCCTTTTAAGTTGAAAAAGTTGAAGAAAGTCTTAAATTCCGATACTATTTCCGTTAAAGGAAGTTAAAAAATAAACTGAAAAGGAAATTTTCTCGCAAAAAATTTGGTATATTCAAAATAACTTACGAACTTCGCGGTGTGATTTCAATATAATCACTTCCGAAGTTGAACAAAATTAAAGTTTTTAAGTCATGAACGCAAGTTTGAATTACAGCAGCAAGAAAATCAACGGCACTTTCAAGATTAAGGTGTACGGAGTCGTGAACGGTAAGAAAGTGAATACGCTCGTAGGCGTTAGCGGTCTCGTCCGCATGCTCGACGGCGCAACCGACCTCATCAACCGCCTCCTTGACCGCGCTTTCCGCTGTCAGGAAGATGTCTGCTACTGCAAACTGCGTCGCGGCGTGAAGGTTTCCTTCTACTACTGGTAAGAATGAGTGTTTTTAACCCAAATAATAACCAATTAAATTACAGCATTATGACAACAACAATGTCACAGCCTACGGTTCAGCAGGGACTGAACGAGGTAGTAATGAACAAAGTTCAGAGAATGATTGACGGTAAGGCCGTCGGAGTACAGACAACCATGGAGCGTCTTATCAACGAGGGTAAGATTGCTCAGGACTACATCGCGCCCCTTGGCGTGAACTTGAAGCGTAAGGAGCACACCCCAGTCATCACCTTCGACGGGAACGGAAACGCCCTAATGATGAACATGCCCGAGGGTCAGTTCTCCCTCCACTCCAACGCAGTAGGCCAGTTGGCCGACCGTATGGGAGTACCTCAGCGTTACCTCCGTACCCTCGCAGGAGGCGAAGAATGGGAGCGTCAGCTGGCCGCTACAATCCTCAACCAGCACTCCGACTGGACACAGAGGAGCCGCGTCCTCGTGCGCACCGTCGGGATGCAGGTTCGCGGTGTCCTGTCCGACTCGTACCGTCGCCTGAACTCAGTGCAGATCCTCACGGCATTCGTCGAGGAAGCCGCAGGTCAGGGAGCCGTTATCTCTGATGCCTACATGAATGACACCAAGGTATGGGCTGAGACAATCCTTCCGCAGCCCATCGTCGTGCCAACCGCCAAGAACGGTGACGTGGTAATCTTCGCTGGAGCGCGTTTCTCCACCAGCGACTACGGGGACGGTGCTGTTGATATGAGAGCGTTCATGCTCAACGGTGCTTGCCTCAATGGTATGGTACGCGAGTCCGTGATGAAGCAGGTACACCTCGGTAGCAAACTGCCTGACAGCCTCGCACTCTCGCAGAAGACTTATGAACTCGACACCAAGACCACCGTGTCTGCCGTCCGCGACCTCACCCGTGGCCTGTTCTCCACCGACAACATCAGGGAGAAAGCCTATGAGATTCAGGGAGCCTCGGAAATGGAGGTGGACTTGGAGCGTGAAATCAAGAAACTGACCTCCAGCGGTGCGCTGCTGAAAGCCGAGGGTCAGGAGGTGGAGAAACTGCTGATGAAGAACGACCCCGAGGACGGTGTGCAGGGAGGAGCTACCCTGTGGAAACTGACACAGGCCATCACCGCACACGCTCGCGACCTCACGCCCGAGCGAAGCCGAGAGTTGCACGAGATCAGCGGCCACCTGTTGAGCCGTGTGAAGTTACAAGCCTAATGTTCAACCGCCCCTCTCGCTTGTCGGGAGGGGCTTAAACTACAATTACGATTATGACTGACACAATCTTTAAGCAGTTCCAAGACTTGAAGGCGAAGCACCCCGACGCAGTTCTCCTGTTCCGCTGTGGTGACTTCTACGAGACTTACGAGGATGATGCTGAGGTCGTAGCCCGTGACCTCGGCATAACGCTTACCAAGAGCAGCAAGGACGGCTCGCGCATGGCTGGCTTTCCTCATCACGCCCTCGATACCTACCTGCCCCGACTGATACGCAAGGGACGCCGCGTGGCTATCTGCGACCAGTTGGAAGACCCGAAACTCACAAAGAAACTCGTCAAGCGAGGCATCACGGAACTTGTCACTCCGCAGAAGCCAGCAAATGTGCAACTGCCTGGCCTCACGCGCAAGCAGTACGACCTCCTGTGCGAGTGCATCCGTTACCGTTGTGCAGACAACAGCAAGGAGCGTGCGGACGCTATGAAGCACGGCCAGTTCACGGGCTGGTACGACGATATGGAGAAGCAGTTATCCGAGTTGAAGTCACTCATCTATGACAAGTAGCCAAGTCTATGCTATTGTATGCAAATGATACACTTGTATGCAATTGCAACGATAAGGATAAGGATAAGGATAAGGATAAGGATAAGGATAAGGATAAGGATAAGGAGTACTACAGGGTAGTACAATATAAAACTCCTACGGAGTTTGTAAATTTCGCCTATCTCATAGAGGTAGGGGCAATATCAACAAATAGAGGCTGCGCTATCGGCTGGACGGGCAACAATGACCATGACAGAAAAAGAAATGCGCTGGGCGCAACAGGACATCGTGAAGGGGAGTCGCAGTATTGCCGACGCTGGCATGAGGCTTCGCGGAACAAAGTACGAGAGTGACTACAAGCGTCTGTGGGACGCACTTACAGCCCTGAACAATAGGCTGATAAACGACATTAGAGGAGGACGGTAATCATGGCAACAGAGACTATCATCAAGGTAAAGTTCCGCGAGCCACCGTTCCCGAGCAAGCCAACCAAGACGGAGTTCTTCTTTGGCTCCCTCGCCGCGATCTATGAAGTGTTCACCCCTGAACAGATAGGCTGCAAGGTCGAGCACCTGTGGAACTTCGGGGTGATGTTTGACCGCCCCTATATGAATAAGCAATGCGTGGTAAGCCGCGAGCAGTTTGTGCGAAAAGCGCACAAAACAACCTCTCGCAAACGGAAAATCAGCGAACAATAAAGTGTTCAAGCGAGAAAAGTTCTTTGTTCTCGCGCAAGATTTGTGAAAAATAACTATCTTTGCACACGATTATGAATAAGACAATACCCAAAGAAGTGACAGCACGCGCAGAGAAACTATTCTGCGGAGAGGCTGAATTTGTGGGAGTCGTTGACGGCTCCGAAGTGTATGCTGAACACAGGGAAGATAGCGAAACGCCCGACCCTACAGGACTGCCTACGTATATCCTGTGGGACGGACGCAAGGTGAAGGTGGTGTCTGGCCTTGACAGCCTCGACCTACTTTCTCGCCTTCAATAACCTGCTAACAAACTTCGGGTTGATGATTTTGTCGTCAATCCGAAGTACTCCTATAGACGCTGGCCTCATGCTTGACGCATAATTGGCAATATCCCTGCCTTTCTTTCCTGACTGAGGGTCAAACCAAATCAGGTCGCCGTCAGCAGTCCTTTCGACAATGAATACGTGCGCTCCAGCGTCTTTTCCTTTCCAAGCACAATAGACCTCATAACGTCCCTCATCCCTTGTCTTTCCGTAGATGAAAGCCCGTTTTGCTTCGGGCGTGTCCGCGAGGCTGGCCGTCCTCGACCAGGCATAGTCTGCCTTTGTGCCGTCTGCATTCAGGAAGCGGTCAGTCCATTTCACATGTTTCGAGAAGCAGAAGCGGTCAAACTCCCGAGCGCGTTTGTAGCCCTGCGCTATGGGGTTCTGCCTTGCCTCAACGTCGAAGCCCCTGCGCCTCAGTTCATAGGCCATGGTGCAGGTTTGGCAGTTGTGGTGGAAGCCAAGTTCAGAGGCTTTTTCAATACCGTAGTCGGGATTGCCGCTGCCGCCGTCGGCCTCCGTGAAGTTCATAATCTTGCCCTGCACGACTGGCAGCAGCCGTGAGAGTTCCGCGTTGTTCTTCCGTATGGGAACGGAGAAATGCGCATGCTGCTGGTTGTAGCGCATGGCCTTGGCATATTCCTCGTAAGTGTCGTAAGGCATACGGGAAGCAAAAGCCTCACGGAGTTCTGCCGGAACGTACTTCATATTGTCCTTGATGAAGTAGGGAACGGAGTACCTTGTGGCGGCTCGTTCCTCGTTGGCCGCGAGCCAGTCCTTGAAGCCCTGCGGCACATCATCCACCCTGTTCACGCTCTCACCGTCCAGCGGTTCCCCGTTAAGGATGCGCTGCGTGTCACGGGCTATCTCCTCATCCGTTTTCAGTATTGAGGTAGCGTAACAGCGGCAGTGTGGGTGCCAGCCAGTAAACTTGAAGTCCTTCGGGTAACGCCCCTGCAGATCGTCGCAGATGTCCGTGAACGGGTGCGGCTTTCCGTCACGTCCCAAGCAAGTGTGGTTATTGCTCAGGTGTATCTCAATGCCAACGACAAAGTCCATGTCCTGCCAGCGCATGTGGTCACTCGTTCTGTAGGCGATATTGCCCTCCGTAGCGGCCAGCCGTCGAGCGTTCATGTACGAGGAACGGTACACCCCACGTCCAGGATGGAACTGCGCGGCTCGCTTCGACAGGTGCAAAATGCCGTGTTCATCACGCACCCTGCGGAATAGCAAATCGGGGTGCTGGAGGTACTTACGCAGGTCACTCGTCATTTCGTCAGCTGACAGTCCACCCCTGATGCCGAGGTCAAGCCCCATTTCGATTTCCTCCTTGAACTCTCCAGTGTACCTCCATACCCTGTCAGAGAGGGTCAGGCCGTTCTCCTTACGGGCAATGAAAGCGTCGCGAGCGTCCTCATTTGTGGTGTAATAGCGTCGGTACTGCTCCTGTGTCAGCCGTCCGACGTTGCGCCCGAATACACGATTGGCGAGTTCATTGTTCTTGTTGTTGGCAAGCGTCCACTCGCTTTCTATACCGTTCACGACGGCCACCTCAACAGCGGCCTTGAAGCGTAACATCAGGCTCTCTACGCGCATCCTCGTGAGAGGGTAGTCATCAAAGGTGAAAGGACGGTCAGGGTTGAAGTCGGTTATGGCGACACCGATAGCAGCGGCCTCACGGGTCGCCTCCCTGTAGATCTCGTCGATTTGCCTCTGCAACTGCTGTAGGTGTAGCAGGTGCAGGCGGTCGTACTTATTCTTCGGCTTCGGCATATTCAGGTCTCAGTTTGAAATGTTCTGCACAGGCTGGGTCTTTCAGGAAGATGCAGAACTTACCTCCCTGTTGTTTGTACGGACATCGGCAGAGGAAAGGCTTGCCGTCGTAGCCTATCTCGTGCCAGTCATACGAGTTAGCGCAGTGGCGGCACTGATATTTAGGCCGCTCCTGCACTCTCTCGTTGCGTCTCGTTGCTTTTCGTGCTGCCATGTGGCTAACTCCTTACTCTGTCAGGGAAAAAGCGTCGAGCGCACTTTCTTGTTTGATTTCCTCCAGCGTGGCATCAACATCGTCAGAGTGTCCGAACTCTTCAATGGCCTCTCGCTGGCTCATGATAGGCTTGTTGCCGTTAGCCATCATCAGGTTAGAGATTGTGTCCTTCTCCTCGGTGATGGTGAACGGAGTGATGACGTTCTCGACGGGCAGCGCGTCAATGGCCTCGTGGTACTCCTCTCCGAGCGCGACCTTCAAAAATGCCTTGACCACGTTCACCTCGCGGTCGAAGAACTCCAGCAGACGGCCTGACTCATCCTTGACCTTCAATTGTGCGTCGATGAACAACTGCTTACGGCTCTCTCCGCTCATGGGGTTGGCCTTCATGCTCTCGTACGACCAGTCGGGGAGTTGCAACTGCGTGAAGAACGTCTGCCGCAGTTCCGAAATGTGAAATTTCAGGTTCTCGACGGCTTGCGCCCAAGTGACATAGCCAGCGGTGCTTCCCTTCGGGTACTGGAGAATGCTCTTGAACTCCTCCTTTTCGTCGCCCTCCTGTCCGAACTGGATTTCCTCGTCAGCGAAGACACAGAACAGGGGCTTGGAGTTCTTGCGCAGGTAGTTACCGTTACGGCTGACAGACCACTCCATTTCATAGACGATGTTACTGGTGTCCTCCCAAATCGGGGTCGGCCTCCAAACATACACTCCAGGAATTTTGCCAATCTTTGAAATGTCATCCTCCTCTATGAGTTCCCAGCCTCCGCTACCGTTGTCACTCCATTTGTAGTGCTTTTCAGCGGTGTAGGAGTCGAAGAAGGAAACGGTCTTGTTGGCCACCTTACGTTTGTAGCCGATGGAGAGGGCAATCATATCGCCCATTTCGTCAAGCAGGGGATAGAGGTTGTCGCCGTTCATCGGGGAGAAGTTCTTGCAGCGGAACTTCAACATGGAGTCGAAGCCGTACTTGTTGTTTTTCTCTTCGATGGCATACCACAGCGTCAGCACCTCGCAGCCAGCGAAAAGCATAGTCAGACGCTCGTTGTTCACGCTGTCGATACGGTTACAGGCGAAGATGCGCTCCATGAAGCGGCTCACCTCCTTCTGCTTGTCATCCTCGGGGGAGTAGATACGCTTCACGGGGATGCCACAGCAGAGTTCCGTCATACGCTTGACGGCCAACTGCTGCAGGTTGTACGTGATGCGCGTCACGTAGTCCATACCACCCTTGCCGTCGTTGAGAGGCACGTCGGGGTACTTGGACTTATCCATAACAGGGTGCTTCTTCGGGTCGTACTCAGTCACGAGACCCTTTCTGCTACCGCAACTTCCCCATGCAGGGACGGGAAACGCCTTGTCTTTGAGGTCTTGGATGATCTCGGATGCAGGGCGTTCTTTTCTGATGATGTCTTGAATTGTAGCCATTGTTTTATTGATTTTAGGGGTTACTAATACACTTTGTTTGCCGTGCGAGCCTTGTCTATAGGCTTGAACGGGCTGCTGACATGGTAGTCTATGGCGTAGCCGAGAATATCGACGTACTCGTCATGTGGTTTGGCAGGGAAGCCGCAAATCTCATCCTCGAAAGCCTCGTTCCATGCGCCGTCAACGAGTATCACACGACCGCTCTCAACGGTTGGGGAGGCGGCATAGAGACGTGTTTCCTTGCTGTCCTTCGGGCTTGGTGTGCGTACCACGTTCAGGCCTGACGTGTCCTTCAACTGGTCAACGACAGAGATACCGTTGGCCTTCGGCTCGATGCGGATAGAGGAGCGACTGGTGTAGCCGTGCTGCCTCACGTATTCAGGGATGAAGCGCAGGAGGTCGGGGAACTTCATCATCACCTTGTGCGCGTGCGTGATGTATAGGTCGCCGCCAATCTTACAGGTGGCAATGATACCCGACGGGTCATTGTCCGTCTTGTCGGTGTAGGCGGTGTCGAGGAAGAACACTATAGGCTCATTGTCATAGATGCGCTTGAAGTCTGCGACCTTGATGTGCTTAAACCACTCGCGCTTGATGATGTTACCGCCAGCGATGGTAGGCCGCTGCTGGTACAGGGCTGCAAAGGTTCTCGGACTGCGCTTCTCCACGTCAAGCAGACGCTCCAGCGAGTGCCGTTCCTCCCAAAGTGCCTCTCCTATCTGTCTCGGGTCTTCGGGGAGGTTCATGTCCTCGCGTATTGCCGGAATGCTTACCACCGTCCACTTCTCAGGCTCTCGCTCCAACAGACGGCCTGCAAGGTCATCCTCGTGCCAGCGCGTCATGATGAGTATCTGCTTCGAGTTATTGTGCAAACGGGTAAGGAATACGTCTGTGTACCAGTCCCAAATGCGGTCTCGGTACGTCTGACTTCCAGCCTCCAGCGCGTCCTTCACTGGGTCATCTATGATGCCGAGGTCAACGGGAGTACCCGTCAGGGAGCCACCGACACCGACGGCCTTGTAAAAACCACCGTAGCCTACCGTCTCGAACTGGTCAACATTGCGGAGCCAGCCGCGCTGTGTATCAGTCTTGACGCGCATGTTGTTGAGGTAGGTCTGAGGGAACACCTCGCCGTACTCGCTGCTGTCGATGGTGCGCTGGATGGAACGGGAGAACTGCTGCGCGAGATCTGCGGAGTAGGAACTGCCGACAATCTTCAACAGGGGATTGACACCCAAAGCCCATGCAGGGAACTTGCGGCTGACAATCTCGCTCTTGCCGTGCTGCGGAGGCACAAAGAGCATGAGGCGGTCACTCCCCAGCGTACCCTCTAACAACTGTTGGCACTTGTTGGCAATGAGCGTATGAAACCACTGGCGGTCGTATGAGGATGCGGTATAGTCAAGAAACACAGGAAAGCGCGACCTTGCGTCTCTCTTGTGTAACTCCTTCTCCAGTTCAAGCAATCTCATAGCCGTGCTGTAGTCCATTGCAGTTTACTTGTTTCGACTTTCCCTGATACGCTCTATTTCCTTCCTGATTTCCTCCTCGGTCATCTTGTCGGCAGGTATGAGCACGCTGGTATTGATATTGGTGGCCTCCGTCTTGGTGGCGGCATAGAGGCCGAGCAACTTGCGCCGCTCCATCAACTGCTGGCGTATTTCTGCGATGTAGGAAGGGTTGCCGAGTCCTATCACGTTCTCGGTCTTGTTTTCACGCTTGACGGTGGCAATCTCGGTAGCCTCGCCTACGGGCTGGCCGTTCTCGTCGGTCTGAGGCACGGGAACACCGACGCGCTTGTTGTACTCACGCACCCAGTCCTCCTTGCTCTTATCCCACTGCTCCCATAGTTCGCTAACAGCGTCATCGATGCGCTCCAACTCCAGCTGTAGTTTCTGGTCAACGTCATCAATGCGGCTCTCGCGCCACTCGTCAAGTAGTTCGTTGATGTCATTCCACACGGTTCGAGTAGAGCAGGTGGTGTTCAGACGCTCGCGCACCTCCTCGGCTATCCTCGCTATGCTCCAGCCGCGCTTGTACAGAGGGGCTTCGATAGCCTTGCGCCCTTCCTTCATGTGGTTGCGCCGCTGCGTATTTCGTTTCTTATTCATATTGTCCTTTCGTGATTGTAAGTGTAGATGATGTTACCGTTTGCGTCCTTGCCCGAAGGGTGCATAACGCCCTCGAACATCTTGTAAGGCGACTGCCCAGCCTGTGGGTTGTTCCATAGCCAGCGCATGTACTCGGCCATACTCATACCATAGAACTGCGCACGTTTCTCGCTGCTGTTGGCGTTGAAGCCCGAAGCCCTGCCCCAGTCGTACTGATGCAGACTCTCGATGTCGGGCTTGATGTCATCCCACGTCACCTGGCCGTTCTTCTTGCATATCTGCAGAGCCTCGCAGAACTGGCCGTGCGAGTAGTTCCACGTCGGAGGGAGGCCGCAGCACGATCCGTTGTGGCACAACTCCTTGAAGTGAGCGTCAGACACATAGAAGCGCATACCAACCTCGTCACAGAGCCGCTTCATGTTCTCTATGAACGGACGCTTGACCTTCCTGTTCAGTCGGAGGTAGCCCTGTGCGTAGGAGTACTTCTTATAGAAGGCCATGAGGTCGAAGCCGCAGAGTTCAGAGAGTTTAGGCATGTACTCCTTCAACGTCTGACTGCGCTGTTCGACGCAGAAGAACTCCGTAGAGAGGGCAGTGGCTCCTCGCTGGCTGGCCTCACGTATCAGGTCGAGGTAGGTAGGTGTGGAAACGCCTACAATGAACGGGCGCAGTCTCAGGGTAGCACCTCCAGCGTCGGCCTCCGCAATGCGTCCGATGGCCTCCAGTCGCTCCATGGGTGACGGCACGCCGCGCTCAATGATACGGGCTTTCTCAGCGTCCAGCGTGATAATGGAGAATTTGAAATTCCAGTTTCGCTGTCCGCGCACGAGGCTCATGTAACGCTCATCCTTCGTCCACCATGTCGCCTTTGTCGAGAAGCAGAGAGGGTAGTCTATCTCCTTGAAGAAACGGAGCAGTTCAAGCGACTTACCGTATTTGCGCTCGAAGCCGTCGAACTGGTCAGAGAGGCCTCCCCACTGCATGACGCGACGCTGCTTGATGTACTCCGCGAACTGCCCAGCGTACTTGTCGGGTTCGAGGAACATCTTCTTGATGCGCTCCACATTGACGGGGTTCACCTCCTTTGCGAGGTAGTGTTCCTTGGCACCACCGATGCCGCGCTGGTACTGGCTGAAACAATACATGCAGCCGAAAGCGCAGTTGCTGTAGGTGTCGAAGGTCATAGGCATGGAGCAGTCGGCTATCTCCGCGCTCCACCTTGGGGATTGATAATATGCCATAATTACTTGTCTTGTTTGATTGTTAATTCCATTTCATAGTCCTCACCCTTCACGTCCATTATGCGCGCTCCGGGGTGTAGCCAAAACTTTTGAGCCTCCTCTGCGATAGGAGTGCGGAATGTGAGTTTATACAGGCCAGCGGCTTTCATACGCGAGAGCAGCCGGAAAAGCACCTTTCGGCCAAGCCCTGTGCCTTGGTATGGAGTGCGGACGGCTATCTCAATGAGGCGCACATGGTCTCGCGCTCTCGTGGCGAAGTAGAGTGCCTGGTCGCCGTAGAGTTCCGACCACACCTTGTCACCGCTGGTGTATAGCATCCTGCGGAAGAACGGGTATGTCCGTTTGCTCACGGGGGAGCCGCAGTCGTAACATACCTGCTTTGCTATCCTTTCGTCGTAGGCTCTCCACATAGTTGCTCGATTGCTTGCAGCACCTTCTCCAGTTCCTCTTCAACGGTCACGGTGGCCGTGTTTATCTGTAGCACCTTGACACCGATAGACTGCCATTTCTGTGCTGCTACCATAGCCTGTTTCTGCTTGCGTACGATGGTAGGCCAGTTACGCTTGCCAGTACCATACTTCCCGTTGCTTCTGCTGACAATGCGGTTGTAGATAGTAGCAGAGTCCGTATAGAGTGACACGATAAGGTGACGGTCAGCCTTGAACATGGCATTTGTGAGGTTCAGCCCGAAGGTGTTCATGAATGACCCCTCGCAGATCATCACGTCGGCATGAGCCAGCCCCTCCTCGACGATTTCTGCCAACTTGGAGGTACAAGAACTGCCCTTGTCGTTGGTTATCCTATCAACGCCGCCGTAACGGGTCACTCCGTACTTACCAGCGAGGCATATACTGCCCTCGACGCAGTAGGTCACGTCGTTGGTTATCCTATCAACGCCGCCGTAACGGGTCACTCCGTACTTACCAGCGAGGCATATACTGCCCTCGACGCAGTAGGTCACGTCGTTGGTTATCCTATCAACGCCGCCGTAACGGTCTATGATAGCCCAAGCAAGGGCAGATTTTCCCACCGCGTTCGTTCCTGTTATGAACACGCAGGTCTTTGGTCGTTTCCCGTTCATTTCTTCATCGTGCAAGTTGGTAGATAATTGTTTCGTACTTGGTACCCTTGGCCTCCTCCAGCATACGCTCCGTGTAGAAGCCATTCCAGCGAGTGCCCTTGTTGAACTTGGCTACAGCGCACAGGCTCGTCTCGATTGCGAAAGCGTTGTCTCTTGCGTCGATTTTTGCCTGGCTGAGGAACTTATCAAGTGCAGCCCGTTCGTTGCTCCTCGTTATCGAGATAGCCCCTTTCGTGTAGTTCTCGTCGGGTTCCCAGCCGTACACCACGTTATCCTCCCATTGAGGGGAGAACACATTGCAGTACACTTCGAGGAACAGGTAGGCCGCGTAACGCCCGAAGAAGTACCACTCCCTGACTACGTTGTACGCATCCTGTGTAGTCCTGACGGTCAGCAGCCGCTCGTACTTGTCACGGGTCAGTTCCTGCAGGAGTCGGGGAAAAGCCCCGTTGCAGCGTACATAGCGACGGTCGGTGCGGAAATGCAGACGCTTCATGTTGCGCTCTCCGTCTATCAGCATGGCCAGCGCACTTGGTATGTGGTAGGTCATGGTGTAGAAGTAGATGAGCCTGAAAGCGTCCCAGCCCGAAAGCGCAAAGTGACGGCAGAGAGAGGCTATCATGCGTTCCTCTACCCCTGCGTCACCTTGCTTGTGGTATGCTATGTATTCGTCGTAAGTCATGCGTCCTCGGGTTGTTCCCCCTCGGATGGCTGCTGTTCCTCGTCAGGGAATAGTTCGTTGATGCTGTACACGACCTTCTCAATCTTGGAAAGTCCGAGCAGTTTGCAGATTTCCTCTGTGCGCTCCTTCGGGTACACGAGGATGACGCGCTCCATGGCCACCTCATTATTGCCCTCAATCTTCGGGAGGTCATCGGGGTTGATGTCTGCGCCTTGCAGTTCAGGAGGGAGGTTGGAGCCGTCGAAGGACTGCTCACTACCTGCGTTCTCGGCTGCTGCAAGCCCGTTGGCGTTGCCGCCTCCGTTACTGCCCTGTGGTGGGTCGGGTTGCCATACGTCCAAGCCCCAGTTCACGAGGTCGTTGTTGTCCCACTCGTTAGCCAGTTTGTCGTAGTCCCATTCACCGAAGGAGGCGTTGTCTGCGATGATAAACTCCTTCTTCTCCTCCTCGGATAGGGTGGAAGCCTTGACTGCATCGACGGTCGGTTTCTCCAGCCACTTCTGCCAATACGCCAGCAGGTTCTCCTGCTCGGCCTTGGTGAGCCGCTGGAAGTTCTTTGTGCCAGCCAGTTTCTCGGCTATGTCTTCAATGGTCATGTGCGAAATGACGCTGAAAGCCCGCAGTCGCATATTGCCACCGAGAGCCGTCATCTTGCCGTCAACTACTACGGGTCTAATCTCAATCATCTTGGGGAAGGCCAGCAGACGTTCCACCAATAGGCGCAATTTCCTGTCCGTTATGGTACGGGGATTGGCCGCATTTACTTTCAACTGCGAAAGCAGCACCTTTTCTGTTTTCATTGCTAAATGGTTTATTTGTTAGTGAATTATTCCCACGCCTTGTCAGCCTGGAACTCTCCGAAAAGTCCCCAGCGGCACATAGAGGCGTAGATGGGCTTGTCAAGTCCGTATGCCTTGCGGAGTTCCGCGGGGTCGATGTCCCAACTGCCCTCTACCAGCACGTTGTCGGCCTTGTCTGTTATGAGCACGTCCACCTGCTTCTTGCCGATGCAACAAGCCAGTGACACATACACGTCGCACTCGTTGGCCGCTGCGTAGTTCTTTGCCAGTCTGCGAGCCGCGAGGTTGAGTGTCAGGTCGGCCTTTGATGCGTCCTTCGTCCAAGGGGAGCCGCCGCCAATCTTGCAGTTGCCTCCGTAGAAGTCCACGGCCAGTTTGCGGCCTGTTGTACCGCAGTCGGCTATGGTGGAGTGCTGGACGTAGCGGCCTGTGCCGTTTACAATGAGTTGGTAGCCGCGCAGTCCGCGAAGTTTCGACTTGATGAACTTCTTGACCTTCTTAATCGGGGTGTCAGGGAGCAGGGGAATGGCCACGATGACCTTGCGGACGCGGTTTCCGTGCATGACTACCTGCGTCTTGATGTCGAGGCCTCCGATGCCGCTGTCAAAGAGAGCCTTGCACAGACGCTTGGCCAGCGTGTGGTCGAAGGGCATTCCGTTGGTCTGCTTGTCATAGGAGGCCATACCGAAGAAGATGCCCTGGTCGCCCCAGCCGTTGTTGTTCACGCCCTGAGCGATGTCGGGTGACTGCTGACGGATGAGGGTTGTCACTTCGAGGAGATCACCGCAGATGGTGTTTTCGGCTCCCCACTTCATCATGTACTCGCGCGTGTAACCGATGTCATTCACGGCCTGTCGGACGTAGGCCGCTATCTGTTCATCCGAGAACTGCGCCTTGGAGGACACTTCGCCTCCGAGCGTCACCTTGAAGTTCTTTATTTGTACCTCAACCGCGTAGCGCGTGTCAGGGTCTTGCTCGATGTAACGGTCGAGCAGGTACTGGCTGATGTAGTCAGCAACCTTGTCGGGGTGTCCCAATGAGACGTACTCTGAAAATCTAATCATGGTTCAAAAAATGTATGAATTTGGTTGCAAAATTACGCAAAATGTTTATATTATAATCACTTTTCGTGCAAAAAATCGTCATTCGGGGTGCAAAACGACCCAGAAATAGCATTTTTTAGCAAAAGTATCGTTTTTCCCGTCAGAAGATGGTCGGGCGTTGTGCGGAAAACGCGCCAGCCAAGCAGCGTAGCCGTGTTGTACTTCTCGATGTCACCAAGGAAGCCTTCAGGTCTGATGTGACGGCCTCCCGTCCATACACCGCCCTCCACCTCAACGGCTATCTTGTAACGTGGCAGGGCATAGTCGAAACGCCATTTGCGAGGCTGGTAGAAGCGGTGCTCCTTGATGCACTCGGCATGGAGTTCTGAATGGCACAACCGCGTGAACATGTCGGATGACGTTACTGGCGGCTGGTGGATAGTTATTTTTCCCGATTTTTGGCGAGAGCGTGTTTTCTTCGCTCCGGTGGTAAGTTCCTTGCTCATGGGTATTTTCGTTGTTTCTCGTTGTTTTCTCGCCCTCTACACGGCTTATCGGGGCAGGTGTTGTCCGTACCCCGATAAGTTCCTGTGTAGTGAGGCCTGTTCAGAATGGGAGGTCGTTGCCGTCAACGTCCAACTGCTCAAATGGCACTTCGCCGCCCACGTTCATCGTCGGCTGCTGCTTCGGGGTGATTACGCGCATACCACCGATGATGGGCATAGCCCGTTTCTGCTCTTCGGTCATCTGCTCGCGCTTCTCCTTCGGGATGTCGCCCTTGATGCAATGGGTGTCGTTGAACTGGGGGTTCTCCATTTCAATACCCGTCATGTTGAGGTAACAGCCTTTCTCTCCGAGGAAGATGCTATCGCAATCATCCACGGGGATGATGAGACAGCGTTTCGTGGCCTTCGTTCCTTTGAGGTTCCTCATGAACGCTCCCTGCAGTTTCAGCAGGTCAATTCTAATTCCGAAATTTGACATTGTTTTATGAATTTGATTGTTAATAAATGGGAGTGTTAGTACTCCTGTTGTTCCTTGTAGAGTTCGCAGTAGGGAAGGGGGACGATGCCGTCCGTCTCATACGGCTGGCCTTTCAGCACGACGAATGAGTTACGGGGGTTCTTCAACTGCGTTTCCCACAGCTTCTCGCAGAAGGCCGTGATACGCTCCTTTGCCTCGCCTACGTCCTGCGCCTTGATGATGTAGGTGTAGTTCGTCTTTTCTACGTCATCGTCGAGATCGCAGAAGAAACGGCTCTGCACCGTCACCTTGTAATAGTCATAGTCGCTATCCACGTTGTCGGGCGCATTTGTAGGGATGCACTCGTCGCTGTCCTCGATGATGCGGTAGTCGCAGTACTTTACCTGCTTGACGATGACCCAGCCGGAAAGGTGAAGGTACATGCCAGCGTATTCAGTGGCTACCTCGATGGCCTTTTCCACGCTCTGCGCCCGAACGAGGTACTGCATCTTCTGTGTGCATCCGTTACGGGTGTTGTTGGCGATGTTTACCTCCCAAGGGCACAGGCTGTTCGTGAAGAAGCGCATCACGTCGTAAGGCGTATCGGTGACGGCTATGTTCTCAATCTGCTCTGCCTGGATTGCGAACTTGACTTCTGAAATCTTGTTCTTGTCGAGGTATGTGCCGCGCTCGAAGAGTTTCTGCTTACGCTCGACGCTGACAACCTCCTTGGTGTCCTCGTCGATGAAGTCCTCCGTCCAACGCTGGTACACGTCTTCGGCAATGTACTTGTGGTACATGGTGTTTTCGTTGGCCGTGCGCGTTACCTTGATGTCGCATGGCCGCTTCCACTCCTGCTGTGCAGGGTCTTTCTTGTCAGTTTTCTTTGCCATTTTCTGAATGTAAATTGGGTTACTGGATTGATTTTATCTTAGCCTGCAGCGCAAGGTACTTCCGTTGCCAGTAACTTGCCATGTCAGCGGCAGCGAGCCAGGCACGCATGTACTTCTCGCGCTCATGGCGCAAGTAGATGTTCTCCTTGATGGCCTTGTCTGCGTAGGCTCGTTCAGGCGTTGCGAAACGTCCCTTGGAGTCCCTGCATTTCATTACGGGGTCATGGTCGAAAAGCCCCTCTTGCTGCTTTGGTTTCATGTCCTGATGATGTTATATGTTGTTGAAAAAGTCCATCTGCTTTGGCTTCGGGTGAAGTATTTCCTCTACCCGTTCTATCTCGTCATCAACCTGCTTTTCGAGCCGCTTGCTGGCTTCAAGACTTGCGGTTGTCCTCATGCGGAAATATGCCTTTTGCTCTCTCCGCATTTCCTTGACTAATTCGTAGAACTCCTTTGGTTTCATTGTTTCGTATAATTTGGGGTGATAAATGCGCATAATTTCGAGCCGTTCCTGTGCGGCTCCCGTCAATGGTAGTTCCTTCTGTACGGATTGCTTCGGATGCGGAGCCAGTAGGGTTGCCGCTGGTAGTCCTTACGAGGCCGCAGACGCTCGATGTAGGGAAAGAACAGGGGTATTATTACCCAGCCGTAGGAGGTATATTCTTCAATGCTTCCGATGATGTGTAGTGTCATGCCTCACCTCCTTCCTTCTCCTCGTATGATAGCCGTACACCTATGAGTTCTCCCGTCTGCTCGTCACGCTGGAAATGCACGGAGCGCAAACGAAAATCCTCTTTGTCAAGAGTCCTGCAGAATGCAGCAAGAAAGTTCCTTACCTCGTCTGCCTTGCTAATTATCTGTGTAGTTGCCATAGTTACTTTCCTTCGTTATGTTCGTCTCTGATTGTATGAATATACGCCCCAAGGTGCAGGACGGTAACAAACATGTTGCTTTCGCAAACGGTACGGTAGCAGACGTGCGTACTTTGGCAGTAGTCATGGCCAAACCTGTCTGTCTTTAGGTTCCGGCACTTTTTTACAAGTCCTATCATACGTCACGCCCTCCAAGCGTTTCGGGGTTGTTCATTGTAGATTCACTAATAACCTCTTTGCAGATGTCCAGCACACGGATCACTTTGTTAGTGTCAAACCAATCGTCTGTTCGCACACCGCTCTCCATGTCAATCCAAAACTCTCCCGTGCGGACGTTCTGCAATAAGAAAGCAAGTTTATCACCCACGTTGTCGGGATTGAAGCCTCCAGCATAGCCTACCTTGCCGCTTGACGGCAGCACTTTCAATTGGGTGTCAATACCTCGGCCACCGCTTGCATCCAATAATACACTGATTGTGTCTCGATGCGGGAACGGACGCTCTGACCACTTCTTGACCGTCGCCTCATAGATAGGCATATCATCAACGTCATGCTGTTGCACAATAAGTTCCTGACCTATGACCAACGGAATTTTGCAGTATTCGGGATTGTCCTTCCTGCTTGATATGTTCAACTGCACACGCTTAAAGATGTCGAGAGAGCCCAATAAAAAGTTGTCTATCTTCTCCCACTCACCTATTGCAGCGTCATGTGCTGCTGACCCGCAAAGATGGAGCGAGAGATTCAACCATCGACCTCGCAATCCTCTAATAATATCTGGACGCAAATAACGATTTCCGTTCTCGTTCCAATGATAACTTGTCAATACACCAAACTCAACGATTGGGTTCTGACGTTGAATTTCTAACAGGGCATTTAGGCTTGTGCGCCAATCTATGCCAGTAAATGTAATATGCTTCAAGTTCATAATCAGTAGCGGAATTTAGTAAAGTGAATAACTGCCAGCGGCTCCGTCAGATCGTAGCCGTTAAACCAATTATGCCAGTCGGCTTCATCCAGTCCGTCGTTATTGGCGAGTGTCTTGCAGGACACAGAGTGACCGTCAACGTATATAGGGTGTATCGTGGCGCACCCTATAATAGTCATCTTCTGAATACCGATACCGTCCTCACGGGTCAGACGGGCAATCTCGCGCTGCGTAGAGCCTTTCCCGTATGGCTTGCCTACCCATTGACGGATAGAAAGAACGGCCTTGCCAGCGGCTATCTTCTCGAAGCGTTTAGCCCAAAAGTCATAATTGGCTCGGATGGTGTGTAGTTTCCTGTACTTGGCGAAGGTGTCGCCATTTGGTAGGTCTTGGCCAGCATTGAAAGCGGCCTCAAATTCCGTAGGCTCCCCAGCCCTGCAATGAGTAGATGGAAACACCTGCGAAAGTGTCAAATAATACGTTTTCATAGAAACCTCACTTTCTGCGTTTTTTAATGCTCTCAATACGTTTCTCCAATTGCTTTATTTCCATATCATAG